GACGTTCCCGATTCCGATACTCGATTGAGTATTCAGCAGCGTCACGGCAACGTGGACGGGTATGGTCTGATGACTGTCAACTTCGTGTTGAAGTTGGCGGCATCTGATTACATCGAAATGATTTGGGCTACGACCAGTACAACCGTTTCGATCCAAACCGTACCCGCAGGAACTACTCCGGTTTCACCGCAGATTCCGGGCGTTATCTTCACGGCTACCCAAGTCACCTACACGCAGAATGGGCCGACTGGTCCTGCCGGTCCTACGGGTCCGCAAGGATTTGAAGGCCCCACGGGTCCACAGGGGCCGCAAGGCATTCAAGGCACTCCCGGCGATATTGGCGCAACCGGCCCCACGGGAGCACAAGGAAATACTGGCCCCACTGGTCCTACTGGTGCAGCAAGTACGGTTGCCGGTCCGACTGGTCCGACTGGTCCGCAAGGCATCCAAGGCGATGTAGGCCCAACAGGGCCGCAAGGCATTCAAGGCAATGTCGGACCGACTGGGCCGACCGGGGCGCAAGGGATTCAAGGCATTGCAGGGCCAACCGGACCCACGGGTAGCACGGGCGCTGTTGGACCCACCGGCCCAACGGGAGCACAAGGCATCCAAGGAGATGTCGGCCCTACCGGACCCCAAGGTGTGCAAGGCATTCAAGGGGTTCAAGGTAATACCGGACCGACCGGACCTACTGGAAGCACTGGTGCGGTTGGACCCACGGGGCCGACTGGCGCACAAGGTAATGTCGGTCCCACCGGACCTACGGGCAGCACAGGCGCGACTGGCGCAGTTGGTCCTACCGGCCCCACTGGTGCAGCATCTACTGTTGCAGGACCGACCGGGCCTACGGGTGCTCAAGGCCCGACCGTTTATCCGAGCGCAGGAATTCCGCTGTCTACCGGCACGGCATGGGGAACTTCGTTTAATAACATCACCAATCCGATTGGAACAAGTTATGGCGGCACGGGCCTGACGTCCTTCACGGCCAACCGGGTCTTTTACGCTTCTTCTACGAACGCCATCGCTCAGAGTGCCAACCTGACCTTCGACGGTACAACCCTCACGGCAGCGAACTTCTCTGATTCCTCCCTGACCTCTGGCCGGGTAACTTACGCCACCACGGGTGGAAACCTGACCGACAGCGCAAACCTTCTGTTCAGCGGCACTGACCTGACCGTCTACGGCATCACCGTAGGCCGTGGCGCGGGTGCTGTGTCCACCAACACTGCGGTGGGTGCAAGTGCGTTGTCGTCGAACTCCACCGGCGCTTTCAATAGCGCGTTTGGCGTCAGTGCTCTGGCCGCGAACACCACCAACAGCAACACTGCTTTTGGTTACTTGGCAGCCGCCGCAACAACCACTGGCACTGGTGTGGTTGCAGTTGGCCGTCTGGCGCTCAATGCCAACACGACCGGGAATTACCACACGGCTGTTGGTGAGGCCGCGCTGTACAGCAACACGACGGGAACGCAAAACACGGCTGTTGGCGATACGGCGCTCTATTCCAACACGACGGGCAACTACAACACCGGCATTGGTATGTATGCCCTTCAGGCCAACACCACCGCCTCTAACAACACCGCTGTTGGTTATCAGGCGGGGTACAGCAATACGACGGGAACTGGACAAACATTTTTTGGTGCTAACGCTGGAAGAGCAACAACTGGTGATTACAACACGGCAATTGGCCTTGGTGCGCTAAGAGTTAATACAACTGGCACAGGAAACACTATTGTCGGTTGTGGCGCTGGTGACCTGTTAACTGGAAGTTACAACACAATTATTGGCCCGTTTGTGTCTGGGGTTGCTGGTGCTGGCGACTTGATGACCACAGGTTCTAAGAACACGATTATTGGTCGCTACAACGGCAACCAAGGTGGCCTCGATATCCGCACTGCCAACAACTACATCGTGCTGTCGGATGGGGATGGGAATCCGAGGGGTATCTGTGATAACAGCGGAAATTGGTTGATTGGTACGACGAGCAACATTTCTGGTCAGAGCAATAGCATCCAAGTTGCAAACAACAACACACATCAGATTATCGTAAGAAATACCAGCGCAACCGCAGGGAACTGGTGGCGTCTCGGTGTTGACTCTGCGAACACTTTTTATGTTTTGAACCAAAGCACAACTGGTGTTGGACTTTCTAGCGGCGCAACTTCATGGAGTTCTGTATCTGATGAAAGGACGAAGACGAATCTAGTCGGCATTGAAAATGCCATCGCCAAAGTCTGCGGCCTGCGTGCTGTTACGGGTCGCTACAACTCAGATGAAAACACCGTTAGCCGTGCATTCTTGATCGCGCAAGACGTGCAAGAAGTCTTGCCAGAAGCGGTTGACATTGGGGCCGATGAGCAAGGCACTTTGAGTCTGCGATATACAGACACCATTCCTTTGTTAGTTGCGGCAATTAAAGAACTCAAATCCGAACTCGACACGGTGAAAGCCGAACTTGCAACCCTGAAAGGAAACTGAAATGTCTGAAATCATCGACATCCCCACCCCCGAAGAAGTGCAGCGCCACTACGACGCCGCGATGGATTCGGTCAACCTCATCAACGCCGGGAAGCCCCAAGGCATGACCGACCAAGAGTGGGCCGATTGCCTCAAGCGCAATGTGGATCACCTCAAGATCATGGTCGCCAAGGAGTGGATGCAGGATCAAGACCTTGCCCCGCTGAACACTGCTATCGCTGCCAACGAATAAGGAATCCCCATGCAACCCACCAACGACACCCCCATCACTTTGACCCTCGGCCTTGTGAACGGCATCCTGCAATACTTGGGCACCCGGCCCTATCAAGAGGTATTTCAGATCGTCCAAGCCATTCAAGAGCAGGCTACCCCACAGGTGCCGGTGCCCGAAGTTAAGGATGAAATGGTGCAGTGATGGAATCACAAGTCTTTATCAACAGCATTTTTGGTGTAGCCGCATTCCTTGGGGGATGGGTGTTGAACAACATCACGCGCACAATCAATCGAATTGATAAAGACTTGCGTGATATGCCTCATGTCTATGTCACAAAAGACACTTATCACCGCGACATAGACGAACTCAAAGACATCTGTAGGCAAATCTTCGCCAAACTCGATCACAAGCAGGACAAGTAATCATGGCATGGTCAGACGTACTCAAAGCGGTCATCCCTATCGTGGTGGCTGCGCTTGCTTGGCTACTCGGTCAAGTGGCATCGTTCTCTGAGCGTCTGACCAAGATCGAAGGGCAGATGCCTGCGCTGATTACCAAAGAAGGCGTGCCTACTGATAGCCCGATCAGCGCAGAACGCAGGGCCATTCTCAAGGAGCAACTGATGGCGCACATCAACGAGTTGCAAGTCAAGGTCAGACTGCTTGAGGAACGCGAGCGCATTGCTAAGGGGAGCAAGTGATGTTTGAAATCCTAAGCGGTGGATTGCTCGGCAGCATTTTCGGAGGTCTGTTTCGACTTGCTCCTGAAGTCCTAAAGTTCATGGACAAGGGCAATGAGCGCAAGCACGAATTAGCCATGTTCACTTTGCAGACTGACCTTGAGAAGATGCGCGGTCAGTTCAAGATGGAAGAAAAGTACGTTGACTACAGCGTCAACCAACTCGACGCCATTAAGGAAGCCTTCAAAGAGCAGGCCACAACCGCTAAAGAAGCGGGATGGTTCGTAGCGGCTGTATCTGCGCTTGTGCGCCCCGGCATCACTTGGGCGCTGTTCTTCATGTATGCCACTGTCAAAGCAGCGGCAATCTACATGGCATTCAAGTCAGGCGGGCATTGGTCAGAAGTCATCACTCGTGTATGGGATGCCGACGACTTCGCCATGCTGAATATGTGCCTGACCTTTTGGTTCGTCGGAAGAAGCATCGAGAAATATCAGAAGTGATTTCCGAAGCTATCAAGATCGCTCGGGAAGCGTTGTGCAAGCCCTTTGAGGGTTACGCCAAACGCTTGTCTGACGGGTCTTGCAAAGCCTATCCCGATCCCGGCACGGGCGGGCATCCTTGGACGATTGGATGGGGCAGCACCGGGCCTGAAGTCACGCCCGACACGGTGTGGACAGAGACGCAAGCTCAGGACTCGCTAGACAAGCATTTGCTTTACTTCTGCGCGGGGGTACTGAAGCTATCCCCAATCCTTCTAAAGCAACCCGCACGCAGGCTTGCGGCTATCATCTCTTTCGCGTACAACTGCGGTCTAGGAAACTACCGCATCTCGACACTCAAGAAGCGCGTAGATGCTCAAGATTGGTCGGGAGCGCAAGAAGAAATCATCAAATGGAACAAGGCCGCAGGTAGGGTTATGAAAGGGCTAACCCTTCGGCGGCAAGCTGAAGCTGCCCTTTTAGGATAAGACAAGATGAAAATTTGCGTGAATGCGATCTCAAAAAATGAAGAACAGTTTGTTAAGCGTTTTTGCGATTCAGCAAAAGATGCCGATCTGATCCTCATAGCCGACACCGGCAGCACAGACCGCACGGTTGAACTTGCCAAGGAATGCGGCGCAACAGTCCATGACATTTGCATCAGCCCGTGGCGATTCGATGCGGCGCGTAATGCGGCAATTGCTCTCACGCCCAAAGACATTGACGTTATCGTCAGCCTTGATTTGGATGAGGTACTAGAACCCGGATGGCGCGAGGAAATTGAGCGCGTTTGGGAGATGGGCAAAACCACACGTTTGCGCTATCTTTTTGATTGGGGTCACGGCATTCGGTTCAAGTACGAAAAGATTTTTGCTCGACATGGATACTCATTCTTCTGTCCGGTCCATGAATACCCCATCCCTGATGTTCGCATCAATGAGGTATACGCAGATACCGATAAACTGCTAGTGAGTCATTACCCCGACCCAACCAAGAGCCGCGGGCAGTACCTTGATCTGCTGCGTATGTCAGTCAAAGAGAACCCGCGAGAGCCTCGGAATGCTTTTTACTTTGCTCGGGAACTGACGTTTTACAGGCTTTGGGATGAGGCGATTGACCGGCTCAATCATTACCTCAATATGCCCGAGGCAACTTGGCAGAACGAACGGTGCTACGCGATGCGCCTTCTTTCCGAAGCCTACCAAGCTAAGGGCGATTTCTACGCGGCAATGAGTTGGGCGCGCAGGGCGACGGCAGAAGCTCCCTACACACGGGAGCCTTGGGTTCGAGTAGCTGAGTTGGCCTATGCCTTCAACAACTGGCCGGACTGCTACGCAGCCTGCCGCGCAGCCCTCGACATCAAGGATAAGGCCGCTGTGTACACAATGGACCCGTCAGTGTGGACAGAAAAGCCGCATGACTACTTGAGCATCGCGGCATGGCACCTTGGCATGAAGGCTGAGGCGATTGAGCATTGCAAAAAAGCCTTGGAATTTGCGCCAAATGATGAGCGCATCAAGGCCAATCTCGCTATGATGACCGCGTAGTTGTCAGTCCTCCTTCCCGAGTCTGTGGGCATTCTCGGGTTAGCCCCCCTTCGCGGGGGCTTTCTTTTGCCACTGCTCTACGATCACTCGCTCAAGGTACTTGCGGCCTGCAACGCCTCGGTGTTCCTCCACACCGCGAAGATACTCCCGACGCTCTGCGAGTGGCTTTGAGAGGACGTAGCGGGCTTCGCACTCGGCTCGAAATTGCTCAGACGCACGATAGTCTCTAGCTGATCCGGCTTTTGACGGGTCAAGACCTTGTGCTTGTTCTTGCACATCCTTGCCCGTCTGATCCATTGCTCTGTTTTTCTTGTCTCTAGGGTTTTGAGAAACAAACCGCACTCAGGGCATTTCATCTTTGGACAACTCAAGGTCAATCATCAAGTTGCGGATAGTTGCATGAAGCATCCCAACTTCAAAGTTTAACCTTGCCAATTCATCACTAGCGTAACGGGCTTTGGCATCGTCTTCAATTCGGGCTAATAGACCGTCAGCAATCTGATGCGCTTCTTCAATCTTTTTTCGATAGTCCATCATCTCACCATCACGAATCTTTCATTGTGGATCACTACAGCAGGCTCCATGTCTTGCGCGTCGCCCCGGTCTTGTCTTCCCCACCACACAAGCCCGTCATGTATAAATTCATCAACCCGGACATAGCGCACCTGATCTGTGAAGCCGACCAAGAGGATGAAAGGCAAGCCGCTGACGCGACACATTTGCTCGGCAGCGCACCACTTCCCAAAGCTGAGTCGGTAGCCACCAATCTTGCCTATTTGGTCAAACGTGTGACTTCTTGTTTTTATCTCAACAAAACCCGCAATGTGGCCTTGTTGTTCAATCGCAAAATCAAGGTGATAGCGGATCGGCAGCTTGCGAAGCGTGCATTGATAGGTTTGCTCGAAAAAGAGCGCAAGGTTACGCTCTTTCTCAAGGTTCAACTCTGTTTCGTACAGCGGCCTCACTTGAATATCCAAAGCATTGCCAAGATGATGCCAACGCAAACAGCGGCCATGCGCCATTCGCTAGGCTTATCCTGCTCAATGATGGGATAGCCGACCACGAACTCGCATTCGGCCATTGTGCGCGGTGTCTTGTAGTGTGATGACTTCATGGTCAGAAGGGGATTTCTTGGTCAGGATTGTTGTCAGGGTCATGGCGGCGACCTGACCCGGAAGGCGGCGACTCTTTGAGCCTGTCCCCCGCAAACTCAACCCCATCAACGATGCCGGTCAGCTTGCTCTTTGGCATACCGTCGCTGCCTTTAAATGTGCTCACATGAACATCCCGAAGATCAACAAACAGCGTAACCCCCTTTTTGAGATAAGGCGCAAGCGACTCAGCCCGCTTGCCGAATAGCGTTGCATCGACCCATTGAGATGGTTTTTTCCCTGATTGATCTTTTTGACCGTAGTTCCATGCAAGGGAGATGTTGGCGACCGGCTCACCACCCCCGGTGTAGCGCAACTCCACATCCTTACCAATGCGACCAACTCCAATTAGCTTCATCATGCTGCAATCCTTTCGACCATCTTGGTCACTTCATCTAGAAACAAGCGCACTTCCTTCTCAATCTCCGCGATCAGTGCGTCATCGCGGTCCACCCTGACAATCAACAGTTGAAGATGGTCAGGAAAGCGGGGGTCATAACTCACAAAGTCGCACCACGCCCTGCCGGTGCAGGCCATTTGCCACTGCATCTGATACACATACTTCGTATCAGGCTTGCGCGTGGACAAGTTCTTCAGGTGCTGCTTTGACTCGGGGCACTTGATCTCAATCAATCCATCGTCCCCGACAAACCCATCAGGCGATGCGCCGGACATAGGGATCGTGGGATGGTCAATCATCCCCACCTCGGTGACAAAGTTCCCTGTTGTGGACTCATAAGCTGATCGGGCTGCGGGTTCTTGATCAACGCCCCACTGCATCGCGGCGTTCATAAACGACGGC